TGAGTCACGACAGCCCGGTGGCTGGCCTAAGAGCACCTACGTCAACCTTCAGCCCAACGGTGCGAAGTCTCTCTTCCGCATCAACAAAGAAGCCTTGCAAGATTTCCTGAAGACTCAAGACGAGCAGAAAGAAGCATCAGTAGAAGCTAAAGTTGAAGAAGAAACCCCTTGTAGCACGGGTCAGTGCCCTGTGTGATTTAAATGACTTCTTCTAATATTGAACAAATCCTCACAGGAGCTGCTCTGGCTCCCACGGGGGAAATAATCAAAGAAGAAGTCATCGTCACAAAAGAGGCTAGTGTCGACAATCTCATTTTTGGGATGGTTGAACTGGCCTCTTATATTTACCACTTGAACATCCAAGCCAATCTTCTTTCATTAAATATCGAAGGGGCGAACTCACTTGAGATGAGTAAGTTCCTCAAAGAACAATACGAACGTCATCTTTGTGATTTCAATCGCATGGCAGAGAAGGTCCGCAGCATGGACTACCTTCTTCCCATGTGCGAAAAAGGACTTATGGGTGCTTACAAAAACTTCAAAAGCGTCAAGAGCTATGAGTCGCGGACAGCCTTAGTTACTTACGTCAAGAACCTCGAGGACTGTGGGTTCAAAGCAAAAGACCTCTATGACACAGCCCGTGAAGTCGGCGCTCCGGATGTGGAAACGGCTATCGCAGAAGTGATTGGAAACTTATTCAGCTCTGCAGGAAAAATCAAGGCGACTTTGAGGTAGAGGGAAAAGGACACCCTTTAAAGTCATTTATTTCGTCCACAGCAAGCACAAACATAACTGTCACCCCCAAACAAAAAGCAAAAAGCACCTGAGCGAAATTGTAATTACATTCGTTCGCTGAAGGATCTTCTGGATCGTTGTGAGGATGATTCATTAGGAAGCAGGCACCCAGCCTCCTCCAAAAGAAATGTAAAGACCGCTGGGCGGATCGACCTTGTAACCAAAGACGCCAGAAGCAGGCACAGAAGGAAAAGCACCACTAATGACGGTGATATCTAAACCCGAGGCAACCAAAGCACCTGAAGCAGTGTCAGCTCCCAAGGCACCTGAAGCGACTGTTGATCCGAAAGCACCAGAAGCAACCAAGGCGCTGTTGGCAACAATCGCACCTGAGGCAATAGTCACCGTGGCAGACCCAGCTGCGTCCGCAAAAGCGGCACCAATTTTTATGAACTGGGAGCCGTCCCACACTCGTAGAAAGTGGTTAGTTCCGTCCTCTACCCAGATTTCGCCAACAGAATTGCCTGTCTCTCCTGCTGGTGCGCTATTTGGAGCAGTTGTTCCATAGTGAACTCCAGTGACTTTGCGAATATCGCCTACAGAATCTTTGAAATAAAGACCGTTTTCAGCGGCTGCGAAATTAATTGCTAATTCGCCAGCTTGAATGGTTGTATCTAAAGGGCGGTCAGAGGTGTTACCAGACCGCTTAGATAAAAGAGTTACGGGAGTGGTTGTCATTTAATACGTACCTCCATTGATAATCGGGCTAAAGAGAGGAGGAAGAGGAGAGCCATTTTCATAGGTCCCTCCGTCATAAATAATCGAGGGAGTCACACCACTAGGAACACCATCAACATACTGGCCTCCGTCAATAATAGGGCGGTTTTCTGGAGGGACCGGCTGTAAAGGATTGAATTCATCGATGTCGAACATGATGAATCCACTTGGTACAAGAGGAATAGAGACTCCTGAAGCCAAGGTGTCAAAGTTCAAAACTTTAACCATGGTCGGGTTCATATCCGAGTACAAAACGTGCTCTGGAACCGACTCTCGAGAAGGAGAATAAGCTTCCCACCAGTTGAGACTTCTGGCTGTTTGTAGTTTTTTAGTTTGTTTATCGAGAGTTATATAAAAATATTCTCGATACCGACCATCCATTGGTTCGTCGGTGGGCTGCTGAAGAAAAGCGTCAAGGTACTTGTAGTTCGGAAATCGATTTTGCATATCCCACCACGAGGCGTAAATGTGCTTGCAAAATTTAGGCTGGAAAAAAAGCAGATTTGGATCTGAGTAAGAAGAAGCTTTGGAGTCCGTACCATCTGCAGGACCTAAGAAAAGATTCTTCGTATAAATAAAACCAAAATCTCTTGTAAAACCTGGGAAGTCACGAGTGTCGACAGGTCGTTCACCGTCAAAAGTATTAGTACCCGCGTCGTATGTTCCTGGTTTTAAATCTTGTGTACCGGTGTAAGGGTACGTTTTCTTTTGAGCGTATTTATATAAGTTGAAATCTTCACGGTTTAAGTAGTCAGGGCAGTTACACCCAAAACGCATGGCGGTAGAGAGGAACTCGCCCACCGTTGGATTACCAAAAGCTGGGCTTGCAAATGACTTGTCCTCAAT